CAATGTTCATGACGAATTACAAATTGAATGCTCGCCTGAGATTGCTCATGATCTAGGTGAAGATGTTTGTAAATGTGCCGAGAAAGCTGGCAAGCTGCTTGGTTGTTCTATTAAAACAGAGGCCGAATACCGTGTTGGTAACAACTGGTCTGAGACTCACTAAGGAGATACAATGAAATTTATTCAACTGTGTGGACCCGGAAGGGTAGGTAAATCCACCATATCAGATATTATTCATCTTGCCGCAAGCTCTCATGGATTCATTCCTGTATGTATTCCTTTTGCCAAAGCCTTGAAACAAGAGGCTGCTGACAAAGGGTTTGGTAAAGAGGTAGACCCAGAAGGCTATAGGCATTACTGTCAGAAGTGGGGAGCAGGCAGACGCAAACAAGATGAAGACTATTGGATTAATAAAGTAAGAGCAGAGGTAGAAGAGTGTAAGCAGGCAGAGCTTGAACTTAAGAGAGCTGGAGCTGAGAAGTTTGAGCATCTTATTATTCAAGATGATGTTCGATATATTAATGAACTTGCTTATGGTCTTGAGGTTGATGCTTATCAACTTTATATTACTCCCGGAGACAGGGATCTTCCTGAGATGGATGAGGCATGGAGGCTTCATGAATCAGAGCGTACCGCTACAACTGTAGAGTGTGGTAACAAAGATTATTGTCAGATGTTTGATGAGTTTATTGTTAATGATCTAGACATGGACCGTCTGGTTGATCTTGTATATGATCGGTTTGCTACATGGGTGACTGCTGATGAGCATAGCCCTGATATTATTACTGAAACGTATCGAGCTGGTCTAAATCCTAATCCTGACTTTGAACCTATTCTTGAGATATTAGAACTGGTTGATGGTGTTAAAGAAATGATGGAAGAAATAGAAGATGAAGAAACCAACGACAGCGATTCTTGATGGAGATATTATTGCGTATCGTGCTGCTTTCTGGGCAGATGGGGAGGGTATTGATGAACTACCTTATAGGATTGCTACTGATTTGGAAGCATGGGTTCCTAAAGGAATCACTAAAGTAATTGTAGCTATGTCTTGTCCTCGTCCCAAGAACTATCGCAAAGAGTTTTGGCCCCTCTATAAAGAGCATCGTAATGCAGTCAAGCGTCCTGATTCTATGGAGTATAGTATTGAGTGTATTTATGATGAAGCGGAGTCTGCTCGGTGTGTTGATAGACTTGAGGCAGATGATCTCATTGGTATGATGACTTCTTCTGGTAAAGCTATTGGTGTTACTGTTGACAAAGACTTGCGTTCTGTACCCGGATGGCATTGGAATCCTGACAAAGAATCAGAGCCAGTGTTTATTGAAGAAGAGGAAGCTGATCGTTTCTTCTACGAACAATGGATGACTGGAGATACAACTGATAATATCTTTGGGCTTTGGAAGGTTGGTCCTGCTAAAGCTAAGCGTTTGCTTGAGGAAACCGACAAAGCTGACTGGGACTCAACTATTATGGATCTTTATCTTAATGAAGATTGGGACCGAAGACCAGAGAACAAAGTGCCTGACATGAGCAAGGAAGAGTTTGCTTTAGCACAGGCAAGATGTGTTCGCATTTTGCGTCACAAAGAGTATGATAAGAAAACAGGAGAAGTAAAGCTATGGTCCCCTATGACCTAGCTTATAGCATATGAAAATTGTTATTGGAAATAATGGTGGGCGAGAACCTATTCGTGGCACAGAAGAGGCTGCTGGATTAGATTTATTTTGCACAGAGACTGTAATTATTCCCCGATATAATTGTCGTAAAATCAAAACCGATATCAAGGTAGAGATTCCAGACGGTCATTTCGGTATGTTATGTCCTCGTTCTAGCATGGGTAAGCGTGGTCTTAGCCTTGCTAATACTATCGGAATCATTGATTCTGACTACAGAGGCGAGATTATTTGTCTTATTAGAAATAATAATTCACACAGTGAAACTGTCAAAGCTAATGATAGAATCGCACAATTAGTAATTGTTCCGTATATTAGTCCTAAAATCGAGGTTGTAAGAGAGTTATCAGAAACCGATAGAGGAACTGGCGGATTTGGATCAACAGGAGAATAATTTATGTCAGAAATCTTTGAAGATTTTGTAGCCATTTCCCGCTACTGCCGGTGGTTACCGGAAGAAGGAAGAAGAGAAACGTGGAACGAGGCTGTTGATAGGTATATTAATTACCTAATTAAACGCCTTGATATCTCTGGAGAGAAGAGAGATATGTTGGAGATGTGTAGAGATAAGATGAAGAATCGTGAGATCTTTGGCTCTATGCGTGCTCTCATGACAGCTGGACCTGCTCTTGAAGTAGATGATGTCGCTGCATACAACTGTTCGTATGTTGCTGTAGAACGACCATCTGATTTTAGAAATATTATGTACATTCTTATGTGCGGTACTGGGGTAGGCTTCTCTTGTGAATCACAATTTGTTAATAAACTTCCTGAAGTTCCTTCTGAAATCAACAAGACAGATGATGTTATTACTGTTGAAGATAGTCGTGCTGGTTGGGCTGATGCCTTTCATAAGTTTGTGCATAGCCTTTACTCTGGCTACCACCCTCATGTGGATACTTCTAATGTACGACCGGCGGGAGCCAGACTGAATACCTTCGGAGGGCGTGCTTCTGGTCCTGAGCCATTGGAAAGACTGATTAGATTTACTAGTAATCTTTTCTCTAAGGCTAAGGGTCGGAAGCTTAAGTCTATTGAAGTACACGATCTTATCTGCCAGATTGCAGAGATTGTTATTTGTGGTGGTGTTCGACGCTCGGCTCTTATTTCATTGAGTGATCTTAGTGATCGTGAAATGGCAATGTGTAAAGCTGGTGCATGGTGGGATACCGCTGGTCATCGTAGCCTTGCTAATAACTCAGCAGTTTATGAAAGTAAGCCTAGCATGAGTGAGTTCTTGCAAGAGTGGAGTGCATTGTATGACTCTCATTCTGGTGAGCGTGGTATCTGTAACCGTGAGGCTATGGAAAAGATTGCTCGTAAGGCTGGTCGTAGAGTCGAAGGTTATAGCTTCGGTACTAATCCGTGCTCTGAGATTATCCTTAGATCAAAGCAGTTCTGCAACTTGTCTACTATTGTAGCTAAGGATACAGACACTCGCACCTCTTTGGAAACTAAGATTGTTCTTGCAACTATCTTGGGTACGTTACAATCTGCACTTACAAACTTCTCATTCTTTGAAGAACGCGGAGACTATACCTTCCGTGATAATTGTAATGAAGAAAGATTGTTAGGTGTGTCTATCACTGGCATCATGGATTGTCCTGAAATGTGGGATGATGTTCTCTTGCAAGACTTAAAACAACTTGCTAAGGAAACCAACCGAGAATGGGCTGAGTATCTTGGCATCAATCCTAGTGCTAGCATTACTTGTGTTAAGCCTGAAGGTACAACTAGCTGCGTTGCTGGTTCATCCTCTGGTATGCACCCAAGATATTCTAAATACTATATTCGTAGAGTTCGTCTTGATGCAAAGGATCCTATTGGTCAGCTTATGAAAGATGCTGGCGTTCCTTGGGAGCCATGTGTCATGCGTCCTGATAATACTATTGTGTTCTCTTTCCCAATTAAGTCGCCTGAAGGTGCATGGACCCAAGATAAACTTACAGCTAGAGATCACTTAGATTGGTGGAAACAATTCCAACTTGAGTTCTGTGATCACAAGCCAAGCATTACTGTTAGTTATACAGATGATGAGTTCTTAGATGCTGGCAACTGGTTGTGGGACAACTGGGATATTGTTTCTGGTATCTCATTCTTGCCTAAGGAAGATCATGTTTATCAACAAGCTCCGTTTGAAGCTATTGATGAGGTGACTTACGCTATGATGGTAGACGATATGCCCGAGTGGGTTGATTGGAAACTGCTGTCTAAGTATGAGCAAGAGGATGAGACTAAGCACAACCACACGCTGAGTTGTTCGGCTGGTGGTTGCGAAGTAACTTAAAAGGAGGGGACATGAGTTTCTATGTAATTGAATCTGAATATGATATTGATCTTGCTGTTAAAG